CTAAGGTATGGCGACCAACTCCAGTTGGAAGACCCTTTACAAGGTCCCCCTTCCGGAGAGCCACCATAGCCGACACCAGAGGACCCTCGCGGGTTCTCGGCGTGGGCAGTGTCGAACAAACGTGGATAGGGGGCAACCGCTCGAAGCGCAGAATCACGCGCCAAGACAGCTGCCGGTCTATCCACCCAGAGTTCACGGTTGATATCGGGATCACGCTGCGAAGCGTAATAACCGATCAGGAACGCGTCTACTTTCGCTTTGGGGAATCCCCCGGGGTTAATTCCCTGAGGGGTCCTTGGAGTCGGAAGTAGCGCGATTATATTCCTGAGAGGCGTTGCCCGCATCCCTTTCAGAGCCCTAGGGCCGATGAGAGAGATCATTGAAGGCAATGTCCTATACGAGAGGTAGAAGTACTTTAGCTTGTACTCCGACCCCGACGCGTCGATGACGCGTCCCGCGAACTCACCTAACCGACCCTGAAGTGATTTGGACTCCGAGATCTCCACTCCCAAAGAGTGGCAGAGCTCACGATACCTAATTGCCAAAGCTTCATCAGCGATGACTAGGTCGTCCCCTAATATTACATAGGGGGCAGTCGATGGATCACCAGAGTGGAGACCACGCATCACTGCGTGGTGAGACAGCGCGAATGCGGCGAAGGAAGGGATAGCCCCTAAAGGCTGCCCCACTTTCCAACACACACCGCTTACTGTCATTCCACTCCCTGAATACCCTGCTTGCGCAGGGATTCGGGACAGAATCGAGAAAGTGTCCGCCCACATCCTCATGTTAGATGTCCGAGATAGTCCCATAAGGACCTCTCTCGTAAGGGCTAAGGGGAATCGGTCAGTCGCGGAGGAGAGGTCGAAGGAATAAACCTTCTTCCCCTCTTTTAACCACGACATGACTTTGATCACCCCCTTCTCTTGATCGAAGGTATAGTCCTGAGGGATCCGCTTGAGCGCGCTGTAAAGCGTTTTAGCCCAAGGGCCCAGTAAGAACTGTTGCCGCCGAGAAGGAGAGTAGAAGAAACGGTGTTTACCGTCCTTCTACGCCCGACAATGCACGTTCCCAGTATAACCATACTGAGTACGTGCTTTCGAGACCGAAGGTAGCATGATGTCCAACCTAGGTATTTGCCGCAAGGCAAAAGGCCATGTGGAGGCGAGGCCCATTTTCCCTGCGTGCAAATGCAGGGTCCATGAATCCCTCACCAACTCCTCCCATTCACGGGATAGAGTTCCATCTCCATCTCTTGATCTCAAAGCCAAAGGGTTGAGCACCGCAACCACATCCGGCAATCTAACTTCAGGGAGACATTGTTGCACAGTACGGAAACTTCG